GAGGTGCAGGAGTGAGCAACGGAACAATAAACGGACAAAGCTACGTATCGCGCCGCAACGCATGGAATAAATGGGACGACTGGCTGGAACAAGGACGAGATCAAGACACTGGGACAAAATTTGATCCGGTTAGTTTTCGGGCAGAAATTGAAGCCGCAAAATCCAAGGGCTTAATAAAATACGGGCCGGTTGAAAACCTATGCAGGAATTGCAATGTTGTTGTACGAGAAAATCGTACACATTGTGAAAAATGCGCGGCGTATTTTACGGATCTAAAAAAACGGGCAAATGAAATTGTGACAAGGACTTGCCCAGAGTGCGGAATCCAGTTTCAGAAACGGTTGAAAGCCCGAAATGTAGTTTGTTCAGAGCCGTGTCGCGTGAAACGACACATCAAGCAAAGGAGAGGATCTCATCCGCCTCCTCCAATTCGAGGGACAGAATATTAAAATAAAGAACCCCGGCCAGATCTGCACTCGCAGTAGGTCGGGGTTCTCTTTTGAAATCGCCCGAGGTCTCTCATTTCCTCGTGCGAACCAAAGGTTACTTTAGGTTTTTGAGTTTGTAAATGGTGTGTAAATACGTGTCGGATAAATCATCCAACAAATTGCCCAAAGCATCAACGCCCTGAGACAGTTCCATGCGATTTGCTTGAATGAAATCAGCGTCAGATTGAAGTTGAGCGATGATATCAAGCCCGGGGACGATTGCAGGGGCTGGAATGTTGCCGGAAATAAGTTCAAACCGGCCCTGATACGATTCCACAAACGAATCCAGTTTTTCGATGACCTCATCATAAAATTCTCCGAGGCTCATGTGTTGGGAAAACGACTGGGATCTCCAGTGCGTGACGTGGGCAATATTTCGCGTATAAAAAACGCGAGCAATTAGAGGTTCGATCATATATTAATGGCTAGTTGTCAGGTGAATCCGTTTCTTCTAAGTCATCTGGATAATCGGAATCTTTGTAGTATTTTTGAATTTGATACAGGCGAGCAAACACGTTGCCAACTCCATCTGTCCAATGTTCTGTGGCTTCGGTATCTGGATCGTACCGAGTGACAAAAATTTGTACCGTGTCGAAGAATTCTCCAAGAAGATTGATTGCCTGACGTATGCGTTGTTCTTCTGTCATTGCATTTTGTAGTGCATTGATGGGCGGCCCCCGCTGCGAGGTTTGAAACGCCGCCGTTCAATTTTCTTGTCCCGCAACTTGTCCTGCAAACTAGTGCGCGAACACTTGGTAAGCTCGATGATTTCATTGATTGAGTACCAACCATCTGGAGCGCATTCCTGCCGCAACTCATCGCGCAACCGCTCCACCCAATCGGTCAAATTGGAAGATGGAATGTCCCTGATTTTGTCTCTTTGGCTAGCCATATTTGAGTCTCTGTGTCTGTGTATTCGCCCCATGCAAATCCACGACTCCACGAACTTGTGGCCCGCCTGTGGGCGGCGTAGTGGGCCTGCTCTACGTCACCAAGCCACCCCAGACAATAGCCTGTTGGGTGCGCTCTATTCCTGCCCTCTGCCTGTGCAACGCGGTGAAGGTGAGCGATTAGGACTTTGGTTGCTGTTCCGCTACATACTGCCTCGGCGTGATCTCGAACAGCTTGTTCGTTAGCCATGTATCCATGCCCGAGGAGGGTGTCACCGAGTTGCCGCCACCCTTTGTCGAATGAATATGGGACGATTTCGCATTTAAGCCTCTTGGCGCGATCCGTGATCTCTGAGTAAATACGCGACGCCAGACCGCTGACTAAAGCCCGTGGTGATGCCATTAGTGTGTGCAAACGGTGTTCATGGTTTCCGAGCATCCACAGTTTGGGTTCTAGCTGCGAAATAAACGCTAAACCGTCGTGGATGTCGCCTGATGGGTCTTCAGACTCATCTGATCCTGCTGCTCCTGCGCGAAATGCTGCAAGGTCAATGGCATCGCCTAAGTGAGCCACGAAATCAGGTTTCCAACGCCGTTTAAACGCCAGAACTTGCTTGAGAAGCGATTGATCGGCTAGGTGGCCGTGCGAACAGCCAACCGCAAGGAATCGCCGCCATTTGCGGGTTATGTTAGCCATTGGCTTTCTTGCTCCACCTAACAGGCTTTTTGCGCGGCAACTCTAAAGGTTTACTTAACAGTTGCTTTGGCGCAATAAACTCCGAGTAGTGCCAGTGCGCTCCCAAAAGGAATGTCATAGATATTCCGAAATTGGTTAGGATTTCGCTCGGCGCCGGAGTTGAAAACGTCAACAGATTCCAGCAACTCCCAGCCATCAGCGTGGACAAGGCCAACTTGCCAGCAATCGCTCGGAATTTGTCTTTGTGAATTGGCGAATCTGGACGACCAAAAACGAAAATCACGATTGCTATAATCGTGACTACGTTAATCGAATTAGTGATTGCGTTTAGAACGGTTGGGAAGCTCATTGTTTGCATCTCCAATCAATTTTGAGGCAAAATATTCGACTGCCCGAAGTCCGGCAAACCCAAGTAAAAAGGCGATTGCATAGCCACTATCGTTTGGGTCAAGTTTAGTGATTTTGAGGACAATCGGGGTCATGTAGTTTGCCGATGCTGCACCACCAACGATGGAAAGCGTTGTCTGCCCAATTGTTGCTGCTGCGCGTTTGGTCGTCATCAACACCGCACCAAATAGCCCGGCAACTAAAAATCCCACGCGAATACCAATGCTTTCAAGGTCGATCATTTTGTTGGCGCTTGTTGTTGGTGAGACGCTCCGAAATAGAATGAAATAACGCATCCCCATGCTGTACTCAATGCTCCTAAAAGAAGAGTCAACCCCGGGTTGTCCCAGAGCTTCAAGTCGCCAGTCATTAGCCCGACTAGAATCCCGAAAAATCCAACTGTCACAACGCATGCCAATGCTGCCGGAGTCCACGATCCAGTTGCGGACTGCATTTGCCTCGCGCTATCGCGGTCTTGCATTTCGATTTTTGCAAGTTCGACGCCCATTTCCTTTAACTTCAATTCTAGCTCGGCATCAGCCTTTTTAATCGCCGCCAACTGCTCGGCTGTGAGCGTGTTCTTTTGGAGTGCATTTGTGACTGCATCAACCGTTTTCTCTCCACCTAGGATATCTCCGAGTGCCTGCGCTGCGATGCCTCCTAACGGGCCTCCAAGCAAGGTTCCAACCGTTGGCGCAATCTTTTTAAGCCAATCCATTTGAAAACTCCTTTTTAAGGTCTTGCGTTCTGTTAAGCCAGCCTCGCAGGAATTTCGCCATTGCAGGCTTCCGTTGAGCGAGTTCTTTGTAAAAATCTTCGCGGGCGTGAACAACTGACAACGCCGCCACTTCAGCGCCAACGTCAACAATCCATTCGCCAACTGCTGCCGATGTATTCGGCCCCCATGCGCCATCCACTGCACTGCCTGCAAGCCGTTGGAAAAAGCGCGTTGTCTGCCCCTTGCCGACATTCACAGCGCTATCGAATGCCACGAGATTCACCGGCCACGGCAGCACGTCGCAGCCGAAATCAAGCCAGTAATAGGCCGAGTAAATATCGCCCGCTTCCTCGACTGTAAGCCGTGCGACTTCTGGCCCGTGCGTTCTGGCGTCGAGTCCAAATTTGGTGACGCCGCCGGGATCATCTGGATCGTTCTCAGCAATCGCGAAATCGTAATCCCCATGGTGGCCTTTTTCAAACACGGTTTCCCAGCGGAGTACGAAATCGAGGGCACGTTGGAAGTCGCTCATTGGGTGGGGAATGGAAACGAGGGCGTGTAGTTGTCTGTGTAACGGCAAACGCCTACGGTGACTCGGATTTCGTCGTTAAAAAAAGTGTTCGCTGTTGCGCCTCCGGTGCGCGAATAAAAAGCACTCCTAAACGAGCTTACAGAAGTTGAATCGGTAAATGAAACAACGAGCGAGCCGTTGAAGAACAAGCGAAGCAAATTTGCAGCGTCCCGAGTAAATGCAAAATGGTTCCAAGCGTCTTTGATAAATGGAGCAAAATCAACGACTGAACCCAACACTAAATATCTCCAATTTGCTCCACCGCTTGGAGATACAAAGCCGCAATTCCCGCCAGCGGTTGAAACCAAGCAGATGTTTTGATTCAAAACGTCGTACGCGGAAGAAATATAGACCGAGGATTCAAACGTGAAAACTCCAGCCGTTCCACCGACTTGAGCGCCGGAAATTTGTCCTTGACTAACGCCAGCAGTTGCAAGTGCCGATTTCCCACCTCCGGCAGACTGCGCGGAGGAAATTTCCCACCGTGCAGCTGTACAGGTGAAATTTACGCTCCCACCCGCTTTTGCATTTGGAAGCGTTGCATCGACTGCCGCTCCATCAGTCAACGAGTTGAATCCTTGCAAAAACTGCACCGAACTCCAGAACGGATCCGATGGAGGCACGTATCCAGTGCGGAATCTGCGCACCTGCGTTGCGTCCCCAGAGTCAATCGAGATGAGCTTTCCAGCGCCCACACGCTTGATCTCAAGCCCATATTGGTCTGGCGTTAGAATCTTTGGCATTAGGTCAATTCAGTTACGCGAGCAGTTCCAGCGGCCCCAAAAATGCCCGTTAAAGCCTGTGTGACTCCGTTTAGCGTCACAACGTCACCGGAAGCAAGTGAGACGCTGTAGTTTGTTGCAGACGCCGTGCCAGAGCCGATTAACACATAAAGAGTGCCAGCACCTTCGTTCGTTATGATTGCCGACTTTCTCGAGTTATTAGCCGCAAGCAGTGTTGCAGAACTCGTAGAGGTGAAGCTTGAAATTGCTGATCCTGCGCGGGCTGCCGTGTCGCCATTGACGACGGTTTGTGCGGCTTTTATGAGCACGTATCCAGCCGTTACGGTGTTTCCAGCGGTCTTGACGATTGCTCTGAGTTGCTGCGCGTTTCCAATCGAACACGTAGTGCGGACTGTCGAGCTTGCCACTGTCTGCAATGGTGAACCTAGATCGAACCAAGTTGCGCCGAAATCATCCGAGCCTTGCAGCTGAAGAACTGGAGCTGTCGTCGCTGCTCCTATATTCACCACCAGAGATGCTTGTGAACAGTTTTGAGACACCAGCGTTGCCGTGGTACTGCTTAGGGTTGTTAGAGAGATTGTGCGGTCAAACCGCTGCCGCTCAAGCGGAACTTGAATCGAGTTTTGCTGCCGCGTGATGGCGCGTGTAAAACTCGGCCCAGTTCCGCCAATCGTTGAAACATAGCGGACGCGCGTTCCTCTAAGCTGCAACACGGGCGACTCGTAAAAGCCCGTTGCTGTGATGCGCGGGAAGTCATAAATACGCGTCCAGTTTGTGCCGCCGTCAAGCGACTCTTCGACTGACAAGTCGAAAGTTGGATTTGTGCCAGAAACAGCAGTCACAGCGGCGCTTACAACGAACCCAACTCCACTCGCTGGCGTAATTGCAGCGCTGGTGGTTGTTGTCGTAATAGCCGCCGATGTCTGATCAGTGACAGACACAGGCAGCCCCGTGTTTGCGTTGGTTATGGTACTAATCGACCCTCCGGATGGAGTGACGCCGAGCTGATTAAGCGACGGCGACTGCGTGCAGGGAACAATTGAGACGCTCATCGTCCCGCTCGTGATTGCGGTGCAACGAACGCGGAACAAAACGCTGTTGGCAATTAGCCCGCCAGCCACTGGCCCGTAATAAAGATTGTTGGTCGAAACGTTGCTGATCGTAGTAGATGCAGACCCTTGCGTCGGCATTAGCGAGACGCCGGATCCGAGCCACGTCGTTCCGTTGTCCAGTGAAATCTCCCAAGCAAGCGAAACAACCGAGTAAGTGCCGGTCAGTGAAATGAACACGCCGTTGTACCCATCTAAAGCCGGAGTCGTTACAGTTTGCCCAATCGCAGTGATGCTCCCAGTCGTTGGCGTGCCGTAAGCCTGCCGCTGCGGGATTCCAACTGAATCAGTCGCTAGCGTAACAGGGGAAGCATTTGCCGACGTTGTTGCTCCAACAACATCATACAGACAAGTCAGGCTATCGCTATCCGCCATGCCTACGGTCGAGAACTGAAGCGTGATGGTGTTGGCTGTAAAATTGCTGTACCCATAACCAGCCCCCATGGCAGGGCAATAGATGATTGCGTTGCGGGTGTTGTTTATTACAGCCTGCAATCGATTAAGCGCGAAGCCGCCTGTTAACCCTGTGAAATTAAGGGTTCCGGCGGATGCCGTGAATGTCGGGTTAAATGTCAGAGCTTGCTTCATAAATTATCCGAGTGCGATTGCGTATCCGATAGCCATGGCGTTTGTTGGCCTTGCGCTTAGATCGGTTGTCAAATTAGAAATCTTGCTTTGAGCGATTGCCGCTCCTGCGTCTACGTCACTGTCAAAAAGCAAGCTCGCTGGACTCTGGAACGTGCCGTCAATGACCTTGACAAGCCCACTTCCGCCAACGCTTGGAATCGTCGTGTGAATATGGGACGGAGTTGAGTCGCCAAAGTAAACTGTGACCTTGTGGTTGGACGCCGTGGCTTTTGCTAGCAACTCAACATACAAGCGGTCTGTGAGTTGGACGGTCGTTTGAGGGATTACCAGTGAGATCCCCGTCTGAATAGGCGTCCCGTTGTTTGCAACCAACGCATCTCCCGAGGTGGCGATCAGCGTTGCTGTCGTACCGTCATATTTGTAGATCCTGAGTTGAGCGACAGTAGGTGCTTGGGCGTTGGCATCTCCAGTCATCCACACGTTAAAATCCCAGATACCAGCTGGCCAAGACGTAACATCTGGATCTATTGGCGATGACTCAGAGACGAAACCGCAGACTAAATCGTACTGGGACGTTGAAATGTTACCACTAACAAGGGAGGTCTGCGCTGCCTCTGCAACTCGGCCTAATTGGTGCGGAACCACTGGAGAAGTTGGAAGTCCAGTTGTTGGCGCGTCCGCAGCAGTCCCAAAATTTAGATAATACAGCAATCCACCTCCTCCAGATCCTCCGCCCTGCATAGTTCCCGCAACCCAGTTTGTCCCATTCCACTGCAACACCTGCCCATTGCTAGGAGACGCCGCAGAAACAGGGTTTCCTTGCAGCGCAGTAATTTGAGTGCTGGCAGTTCCAGCTACAGCAACCACATCGCCCGACAACGCACAAAGCTGCTGCGTTCCAAGGCTGCCAGTTAGTTCTGAAAACGAAGTTGCCCCGCCTGCGCCTTGGATCTCAACAACCCCACTATCCGCGCCCAAGTAAACCTTGCCAGTGGATCGATTAGTGGCGATCTCACCGAGGAGTAGACTTGCAGGCGCACCAGCTCCGGGTGCGCTATTAGTACGCGGGATAATTGGGTTAGACATAGACTAATAAGTTCCTCCGTTGAACGTAGTCGATGAACTGGAGGTTGTGATGATCACCGTGTTGTCTGGCGTAAGCGTGCCGTCTTCAGCCACGTTCAATCCAGTGCCTGCGATTACGCCGCCGAGAGTCGAGGTCGTTGCCGCCTTAACAGACAAATCCCCGCCGAGCGTCACAGCAAGCCCACTGCCTGCAATGATGCCACCAAGTTGAGCCGTCGTCGCTGCTGGCAGTGTGTAAGTGCCTTGCACTGCGGACAAGCGGCCTGCGCCATCCACAGTAAGGTTGTCTCCAACACTGATCGCTCCAAGGCTTGCGGTCGTAGCCGCTGGCAACTGCGCAGTGCCAATCTGCGCTGATCCATTGAGCCCTGCGACTCCGTTGATCGCGTTGATCGCAGTCGTAGCAATCGCGCCAACGTCGCTAGCGGATAGCGTTACGTTGCCGGAGATGGGACTGATATTGTTGACCGAAATGACGTATGCGTCACTCCCGGGGATCTTATCCCACGCCGCCCCATCGAACACCACCAGATCCCCCGTAAGCCAGTCGTTATGGCCGTCTAGTGTGGTGTTTCCGGCCACAGATACCACGTAGTACCAACCTTTAGTGCCTACACCAGACTGCAACGCTGGGTCGTTAGTGCTAGCGTTCCATGCGCCTTTGTAGGTTAATCCGCCGATCACCGAAGCGGGGATCTGGTCGAGCGAGATTTTGCCCGTATTGTCGAGCTGAGGAACCAGTCCAGCAACCGCGCCAGTGGTCAAGCAACTTAACTCAGCGGTGCCGATAGATGGCAACTGACTGGAAACTAGCTTTCCAGCACCGTTTAGTGATGCAACGCCGTTTGCTGCTCCAAGCTGGCCAACGCCAAGAGCCCCGATGGAAGTGGTTGTGATGGAGACATCTCCAGTCCCACCGTTCACGGATTTGACTGGCACGACATCAGCGACAGTCCCGTCGTGCAGTTTTAGGTACAGTCTGCCGCTGGTAAGATTTGACGCCAACTCACCACTGGCAAGTGCAAGTGCTGAAGGTGCCGCCGTGGACAGCGCGTTGCTGTTAAATTTTGGAATAATGGGATTGGCCATGACTAATAAGTTCCTCCGAGTATTTGTTCGTTGTTTGTTAAGACTGGGTTCCCGTTCAGAGTACAGGTTCCAGTCAAGACTGCATCGGTTCCACTGATCGCCCCCACATCAGTTGCGGTTAGCGCAACAATAGGGCCGGTGTATCCGTTGATTTCAGTGATCCCCCCAGCCGCGCCGGGTTCTCCCTGCGGGCCTTGTGGTCCTTGTGGCCCGGGAATCCCCTCAATAATGTCAACAGTGATGATCTGCTGAGTGTCGTTACAGCAACTCATAGGATTGTTACCCTCCCTCGGGCGACGTTTAAGAAAAATGAATCTGAAATTCGAGTTGCGTCTAATGTCATCACTGCTCGTTGTGCTGTGAATTCAGATGTTTGTTCTGGTGTTAAGGAGCAGCAAAGCACATCGCTCTCCCGAAGATCGGCGGAAAGAATGGCAAGCGGTGTGCCATCCGAAGTTGCGATTGTGGCATCAAAACTCCAGTTTGCGGCGGCGTCGTCAGTTCTAAAATTCAACTGAAACCCCAATGCAAACGAAAATCCTCTCTGAAGTGATGTCGAAAACTCGACGGGTGCCATGCTCTTGGCTGATTGTCAACTGTCTCCCCATCCAATCCCTATAGGGTCGCAACATCCTGAGATTCGATTGATATGAGCAGGGAATGCACGTTCTGTTACCACAACACTTCCAACCTCAAATCTGTTGAGCGGACACGGAACCTTGTTTGATTTGACCAACAACTTCCCACCACACCGCGCAACCAATTCGCACTTTGCACAAACCTGCAAGCGTTCCTCTACAAGCCATGCTGGAACTAACTCCATGACAAACTCAGTGTTGCCGTTCCAGATCCAACAAGATCAGGAATTGGTGACAATGAAGTGAGCTGACAGATGGCTCCGCTTTTGAATTCTGAAAATGTTCCAGCACAAGCATAAGGCGCATCGCCGCCAATATCTGAGCCAATGCTCACATACTGCCCTTGCTCTACGGCCTTGAATCCATATCCGTAAAATGGATCACTTGGAATCCACGGTGAAAAATTAAATCCTTGAACGAACTTTTGACCAACTACTGGTATTCCAGTTCCAGCCACAATGCTTGTGAATTCCTGCGGTGTAAATGGATCAGCCCACGCCACTACAAGTTGCCCCGCAGTCGTGAAAATCGCTTGCTGCGTAAATTCAAATCTATCGCACCCAGTCGATTTGCGGATTAAGAACCCACCAGTTCCAAATTCATCTGGAGCCAATTCAAGGCCGCAATTAAGCGCACGATACATTTTTTGACGATCTGTCACAGGCACCATCAATTCAGAAACTTGCGTCCCTTGGATTGAAAAATAAGCCTGCCCTACCAGCGTTGCAAAAAACACAACGTCAAACTGTACCCGAACTCGCGTTGCAAATCTCCACTCTATGCAATTCACGGGGCGCTCCAATCAAGCTTACACGGATTCCCAACTGGCTGAACGCATTGGTTTTGAATGTCAGTAATGCGGTCTGCTCCAGTGTACCGTGAGTCATAAAAGACAATCGCAATCAAATCATATTGAAGAATGTCCGTAGATGGCAATGGAGCGTCTGAGTAAACAAACCCAACAGCATCTGGCGAGTCTACAATGGTCATTGTGGCAGTGTCCCAAGTGATGTACGAGTAAACGTACCCAGAAACATCTACAGAGAGTTGAAACGGAGGAAGCGATGGGTCTGGATTCATTCCCGCTGGAACTCTGTTTTCAATCAGTCCAAATGGGATGGCTACTGTGTTCCCAGTCGATTCTGAATACAGGGGGAAACACGCAAATGGGCATGCTGTCGCACTTCCTCCACCTCCGCCACCGTTCTGCTGGTCAATCACCAGCGAAGTCCCGCCAGAAGTCCGAGTGAATCGATACCCAATTCCCGGTTGAATCGTGTTCTTCCGTATTTCGTCAGCTAATTCATTTAGCTGAGAAGCATATAAATCTCCGCCTTTGTAAAATGGAGTTGGTCCCATGTTATGTTTGAGAATACAACCAGTTATCCCATCCAAGCGGCCCCGAGCCTAGGTACTCATAAGTATTATGCCATTTTCCGTCAGTTCCTTCTTGCTGACCAGAACATCCCATAAAAATAAAATTAAATCCGGAAGGCAATGGTATTGGAGAAATGCTAGCCGCTTGAATAAATCCAACTCCCAAAATGTTAGGTGGATTGTTTGAAATTTCAGTGTATTTTACAGTTGCGCGAGGGGAAAGGTAGTCTGTTACGCCTTTTTTATAATAATCAAAAAGTGCTTCAATTCCAGTATTTCCGCTAGTTGCCGGTGTCCACGTTCCAAGTTTTCCATCAGTTGGATTTTTTTTCCAAATGATCCATTTTTCCATTTGATCAGTTGGAATACTCATGTTGAGAATCTTTGGATGCGTTTCAATCGGAGATTGCAATGAAGCAACATCGATTGAATACGACACAATCCACGGAGAAGGGGAGGCATACGTTTCCTCAACCGTTGTGGTTTTCCCATCAGTTGTTGTTTGGGTCCACGACCGAGCCGTGTTTGACGGCAACACCGCCGCATCAAACGATTCCGTTGTGGTTTTTTGCGTGATTAACCCAGTTGGGTCTTTGGAAAACTCAATTGAAACTACGGCTGCCATAATTGGTTATTTTAAGAGTGGCTGAACTTCTTTACCGGACCAGTTTCCGGTGTTTGCTGCGATCTGTACCAGAAGCTGGTTTGTTTGATCCTGAGCGGCTTTCTGTTGCCTTGCCTGATCCAGCAAGGGGTCTCCACCGGGCATGTCTGAAACTCTGGTAAATCCGCCTCCGCCCCCGATCTGCTGAAGTGCAGAAGCGATTGGTGCAATGAAAAACCGTTGCATCGGGGGAGGTTGGTTTTCTCCGGGTTGCGCTCCAGAATATGCCAATTGTGTTGCTTTGTTTCTTTTTTTTAGGCTTTCCATTAAATCATCAAATATTTTTTCAAACCCAAAATCTGGTTTAGTTATTGAAAATCTTTTTTTACCACCACCAATGTCGTATGACGCATCAACTTGTTCAGCTATTTTTTTGTCAATTTTTTCTTTTAAAGTATCCGCCATTCCAATGTTGGACACTCCTCTTTCAGTAAATCCAGTTCCTGTGTCTGAAAGCATTTCAGATAAAAACTTTAAACCTCCTGTTGTTACTGGAAGTTGTTTACCTAAAATAGGTATTTTTGAAATACCTTCTGAAAGAGACTTTATTAAATTAGCTATTCCAGAAAAAATAACACCAATAAATTGTTGAGCTACTCCTAGGATGCCCATAAAACTTGCTGTTATGTAATCTTTTGAAAAAATTGTTTTAAATGCATTCCATATCCAAGCAAAAGTCCCTGACATTATTTTTTCCATTTGATTAAAAGCAGCATTTAATCCATTTACAATTCCAGATAATATTCCCCAAAAAAACATATCTGCAATTTTATCGTTTGCAAAAGCTTCGTACACAAAACCAACAATTTTTCCAAGCTGGATACCAACATTGGTAAAATCCAAAGAATTTAAATCCTCAAGCACTTGAACTAAAGATGGAGCAATTTCAGATGACATCCCTACAAAAATTGCTTGAAGCTTTATTGAAGCAGAATTAAGCAACCCAACAACCGTGCTAAAAAGACCGGAATTTTTTGCCATTAATTCTGCTGAATTTCCAAGTGTTTGCTGTGCGCGTTCAATTCCTCCGCCAACAAATATTGATGCCAATTTGTTTCCAGAAACACCGAGCAATTCGTTAGCAAGTTTTGCTCTTTCTGCTGAATTTGAAACTTTCCCAAGTGCAGTAGAAACTTTTTCCATTGCTACATCTGTAGACATTGTTGAAAGTTCCCGAGCAGATAATCCCAAACGCAAAAATGCGTACCCAGCTTCTCCTCCAACTTGGGCTGCTGTAACAAGTTTTTCTTGGAGTATTCCAATTGATGCTTCTACTTGGTCAGCTCCGATTCCCACTTGCTCAAAAGCGGTTTTTAAAACCATCAGACGAGCAACTCCAACGCCTGTTTTTTCTTTTAAATTTTCAAGCGCACGTCCTTCTTCCATTGCACCATACATGCCTTTTGCAGCAAGTCCAACAGCAGTAGCCGCAGCACCAAATGCCGCTCCTACACCTGTTATTGCAATTGCTGCTGGTCCACCTCCCATCGATGCCGCCAAAGCATTTTTTGCCTTGTTTAAAGACGAAAGGAACCCGCCAATATCCAGTGTAATTGCTGCTGTGATCATGGTTTTTTGCCGATTGTTCGATTACCGATTGCCACAAGGGCACTTCTGACCGAGTTTTCCATCACCCGTTGCTGCATGTTCAGCGCCCATTGAATGCGTTTTTGAATCTTTTCAGCAGGAGACCATTCAGTCATGTTTCTGGCAATAAACTGGTAAATCCCATTTTTCCCAGTTGGCATCTGGATGTCTCCGGGCACCCAGCTATGCTTTGTGACCCACCCAGGAATCCCGCTTACCAATGCTGACAACTTCCAACCTGCCCACGTTGTCCCAGTCCGGTTCTTCATGTTTTTCCTCAGTTCTTGAAATGCACCGGGAGCAACAGTGAAATCATTCCTGCGAGTTCTAACTCGCTTAGAAGGGGTTCTGTAGCCTTTGTAAATAGCAAGAACCCTGTTGAAGTCATACAGTGCTTTTTTGCGGTTTTTGGCAATGTTAAATGCTTTCCCTGTATCCGTATCAATAGCCTTCCAAGAAAGTTTTCTTCCCTCTGACCATCGCACCCGCTTGTTTTCATCCAGTTTAGTTTCGGATCTGGCATCCATCGGAGGAGTCACGGAAAACACAAATCGAGCGATACCCTTCATCACCTTTTTCATGGTATCGTCGGAAGATCGCTTCGCATACTTGATGTACTGAGCAAGAGCAGGGTTGAATTTGCTCATATCAAGTTTAACTGATGCGGTCGCTTTAGCCATCTTCCTCTGAGAAATTGTCAACAATCGCAAGAAGTTCTCGGAATTGACAGTGAGCCGTTTTTGTCGGTTTCACCGTCCAAGCCCCGTTTGACCACAGTGCCGCATGATAATATTCAAGCGCACGGGCAAACGGAAGTTCCCACAAAATAAAATGTTCTGACCAACCAGTTTCTTTGGCCAAGGAGAAGACCATAGCCGGTCCCCAGCTCGGCCCAATTAGTTTGGGGGCTGACCATCTTCAGCTTTGCCAGCAGGGCGCGGAACGACCTCTACTGAGCGTTCTCCAGCCATACTGGATATGCGCTGAATCTCGTCGATGAATTTAGGCATGGCATCAATTGGGATCGACCACATGAAATCCAAAATCATGTCTCTGGCAGATCCGTCCCGAATTCCTTTCTTTACCACATTGAGGTCTTCAGACTGCATCCACGCCAGCGCACAGATCTGAAATTGCTTTTCTTCCTCTGACGCAAATTCGCTTTTTTGAGAGTCAGTGAAAATCGACAGTTCCAATGCTCGACACGCTTGCATTGTGCCCAAAGTGAATGGGCGAAGCGTTACGCCAGCAATTGTTTGCGGAATTTCTTCCGCGATACTTGAGTTTGTCATAATTCAGATAGGATTTTTTTAGTCTTTGCTTCACTACAGTCTGCCGGAATGTAAGCACACCTGTTCCCACGACGCACCAACACGGCAGGTTTCTGTTCCCGTAACCACTCACGAACCTGCTTTAGGTTCTTTGAAAAATACTTCAAAAACGTGATTGGGTGATCCGTGTTTGCGGCAAGCCATTTGTCGTCAAGCCACCGGCGTCGAAATTCTTCAAACGATACGTGTGATTCAATCCCCGGGAAATCCACCCGAATGTCACCATCCATGCAATACATCACGGTCCTCCTCGGACCAGATGCCGTTTGCTCTATCGTGTCAACGTAACTGTTCTTGGCAAGCGGTTGTCCTCCGCATGTGATCCAAGCACACACCATGTCGGTGTTGGGACTTTTTAACGGAGGAAGGTTGTCGGTGACGTATGAAATGCTTTTTCCCTGCTGCATGTGATGTTCAGTTATTTTTCTGTTACGATGCCGAAGGGTATGCTACCCCAGAGTATTCGTATCCTTCCCAGTCGTCGTTGGTATACGAATGTTTCACCGAAGTGATTATGACTTTTCCAGAAGTTCCAGTAGGTGCCCCATCACTTGACCCAATCGACACCGTCGGAGTCCCTTTCCCCTTCACAGAAAAAGAATAGGAACTGTCAATGACCCTTGCTTCTGAAAATGCTCCAGTCGAATCAATTAAAACTTTTGTGTCGGCCTTCATTTCAAGGTCAACACTTTCCACGATTGTCCCAGACGCTGATACTAAAGTAATTCCAATTTGGCAGGACATAATTATGAAAGGGTTGAATACGCGATCCCAGTGACTTCAGACGTTGGAAAGTCATCGTTGCTTTGGCTTACCTTTGATCCGGTAATCGTTAGACCGGAAAACACCTTTACGACAACAGGAACAAGGTCGGTGTCTCCCTTGGTTTTTACGTTCACTGTCCTTGTGACCAATTTTTTTGGACACGCTTCAACCACAACGCCGGAAGCATTTTTAATGGTCAATGTGTCCACTGCATACTCTTCACTAGCCTCCTGCACATAACCAGACGGTGCAGTAAGCCCAAAAGTTCCAATAATTCCAAAGGCAGGCATATCTTTAAAGAGTTGTCAACTCGCCGGTGTAAACCCGACGATGAAGTTCATGGTTGAGATCCAGTGTCGCTCGTTTCTTGATGTATCAAAATTCTGATAAACAGTTCCGCACATCTTCACCGGTTCCGTTAACGCTAAAGATTTCACAAAAGTTCCAACCTCGTCCGTAAACGAAGCATGCGATTGTGGTGTTGAGTCGTCGGCCTGAGTTGCCACACTGATTGTCAGCGTTCCTCGGTAAAGCGGGCCACCCACAACTGCATCCGATTTCATCTCCACCATGATTGCAGGGAGCTGGATATCTACATTCTCCATTGAAGCCCCAACAAAAACATTTGGAAACTCCTCTCGCAAAGCAGCAGCAATCGCGTTTACCAAAAGCAAGTCGATCATCGGTTCACCTCATCTAAGTGAAGGGTCCAAGAAATTTGATCTTCGTCAACCGCAACAACTCGCCGAACTTTCCCGCCAATCGTAATCCGAGATCCCATCATCGGTTGTGGGAACAAATCCTTTGAGACAACTACCTGAGCAGTCAGTGACACGTCGTAACCACCGACTTGAATCGTTTGTTTGTCCGCCAATATGTTCACGATCCCAGTGTACGATTGCCCGTTATACGAAAACTGCTGCCCCATGGTTGAGACAGCAGATTTCAAATACGTAGAACTGAACTCGCTAAAATTCACTCCTTGGATTTCTTTTTTGTGGCCTCCTTGGCCTCAAACCGACGAATGGCGGTTCGTTCGATGAACGAATAAAGTTCAGTCGTGACCGCATTGCCCGGGCGGTCTAATTCCGCCCGAGCAATTTGACGATCATTCCCGAGATACCGGACTTGGATTTCTCCGGATTCGGATTTTGAGATGGTCAGATGTAGCCTCATGTTAAGCGGAGACCAAACGCTGACCAGCAACAGGATTCCCAACTGCAACCCCGTAGATATATGCGAGGTAAACGGTCGCAGACAACGTAGCAACGTCGATCTGTTCAACAGCCATCACAGACAACCCGGAGATAGGATCAGTGATGATTTCGATGTTCCCGTTCAGCGGAGCATTGGGAAGTGCTTCGCGAGGATCTTTTGGCACACGACCTGCAAACACGACGGAATCCATTGTTCCTGCAAATCCAGTCAGGTGATCGGTCGTTGGGAGGGAAGGGTATTCAAAGATGTTGGAGAACCCAGCAACCTGAGAAAGTTCACCGTCAACGATTGGATCGTTGCCCATGACTTTGTAGAAACGATTGCACAGAGGATCTTCTAGCAACAAAGCGTACACATCAGGATTCACGACCGCAAAGCGATCCCCGTGATTGCCTCGGCCAATCAAAGCCTTCCGCATGTTTACCAAAGTGGTGTACGAAGGCGTTGCGTCGAGCGTGTAGTTTGAGAAATTCGATCCCAAGTACAGTGCTGCAACCGAATCGATAATGTCGTTTGCCATCGCTACGGCAATCGGTTCAGCAGACTCTTGAATCAGATTACGGTCAGTTGCATTCAATTCAGCAGCGGTGAATGAATATCCAACTTGCTTGAATTTGTTCAACGTCACAGGAACGTCTGTATCAACCTTGTTGGTGATACCAGATCCGAAGTTTCCAACAGCAGGAACCCCGTGAATACGGCTGATTACTTGCTGATTGAGAAGAGCGCCTTGTGGAGCAAGATCTTTCGAGATCTTCTTGAGAACAGGACGCTTGGTGAAAACAAGGCTGAGAGCCTCTTGGATGATAAGGGCACTAGATAACGTGCCGAGTGTATTACTCATGGTAGTTTAATAGGGTAGGGGATTAACGATTCTTCAAAAGATCTTCCATGTTGGCGGCGCGGAATTTTGCGCGAGCAACCGGATCTGTGATTTTAGAAAGCCTTTCACGCGCAGATTCTTCGACGCTATTGGAAGGTTCCTGCTGAATTGCAACGATATCGACGCTGACACTTGCCAACGCTTCAACGGCTTTTTGATTAGCAAGCGTTTCAAGCGTTTGAGCGGCTTGTGCTGCATTTGCCAACTGATTTTGAAATTCAGCGTTGGCTTTCTTGAGCAGTTCAACTTCAGCTACTAAAGCATCTCGATCTGCTAGGATTGCCGAGTGTTGCGCCGCCAGTTCGTTGAATGCTGCCATTTCGGTCTGAAGCCCAGCGACGACTGCCGCTTGAGCGTCAAAAGCCTCTAGCGCATCCGCCAAGGTTGTGGGTCTTTCCATATTCTTTGTCAAGTTGTCAACTAAGCACCTAGCTTTGCAAGGAAAGCGGTATACGCTTCTTCCTCTGTCCCTATTTCGTCGCACAGGTTGTTTTGCATGCCTCTTGCAGCAAAAAACGCTTGTCCACGCATGGCAGAGTCTGGAACCGATCTATTCCTAAGCACATTGCCTTTAAATGCTTCAAACGCATCCTGACAATATTCTTGAAGTGCTGCCCTTTGATCTGGTGTCAAGCTAGGGCCGTGCATTGCAGATTTCAGATCGCCTTCGGCGTTTGTTATCGGATCGAACCGCATACCTTCCATATCCCAGCACCGAGAAGAATCGATCCAAGGAATAAGAACCCCAATTGATCCAATGGTTGCTGATTGGGATGCCCAAATCCATTTTGCAGACGCCGCAATATTGTAAGCAGCAGAGCAGCAGTATGCCTTTGCATAAGCCATCACCGGCACCCCTGCGTTTTGCACCGCTTCAACTGCTTCAGCGTTCCCAGCAACCGTTCCCCCAGAAGAATCCATGCAAAGGAAAATACCCCTAACACCAGAGCCAACTGCCATTTTGATTTCTTGGATGATGTCTTCATAATCAGTAGCGCAGGATTTTTCGATTTTTGACAGTCCCTGTCCAAGTGTTCCCTGCACATAAATGTGCGCCACGTTGTTGGGATCAATTTCCATTTTCGGGCGCATGTTGAACATGCCCATGAGTGAACTCATGTCGTCTTCATCATCCCCATTTCCGTCTGCCACAGGGCGAGAGGGAAGGGGATTGCGGAGTAACTTGTTTCCAATCACCGCACGAACGGCGGCAAGACCTTGCGGAGTGATAAACCAAGGCGATCCGTCAACTAATTCAATTACTCGCTGAAGTCTCATTATTATTTTGCGGTTGAGCGTTTACGTCTTCTCCAATCACGTTTCCATTTGGAGTAATCATGCGGAACCAAGATTCCGGTAGACCGGATCGTTTCATGCGCTCCATGATATTGATACCCTCGGCTTCACGTTCGTCCAAATGCTTGTCAAGAGACTTGCCGCCTTCACCAAGGATATCCGTCATCGACCGCAACCCAGTTCGATAGGCATCGAGGGCGTCTCCGTTCGCGTAAGATTGATCTGCCGTCAAATAGGCAGGCATCGAAAAATCCCAGCGTAAAAATCCGCCGAGCTGACTCCCCGGGAATTGAGGTATAAACCCAGACTTAATAGCTTTTGAAACAGCCCATCCAACTCTTCTTCGAGCAGTCAGTTTCATCAACTGCTGCCGATCTTGAATCGTCCGATTGACCTTTTGGATTACCATCCGAACATTCGCCCCAGTGTTACCTTTAGGGTCGTAGTAAAACTCAGGAGGCATCCCAGCCGAAAGCATGGAATTCCGAATCAACCGATCCATCAGATTCTCGGTAGATTGAGATGGGGTGTTGTTCACCAACTGCTCTAACTTTGCTCCTGAGTTTGCTCGGAAATATCGGATTGTCCCACCAGACAGCAACTCAGTATGCAACATCGGATCTCCTTGAACCGTTGTTGGGTCTGTGAACATCGAAGCGATGTTGTCTGGATCTGCAAACCCGTTTTCGTTGGTTTCGATCAACCCAATGGACGAAGCAATCTGCACCGCTTGTTTTGAGTAGTTTTGAATCAGGAGGCAGTCTTTTAAATCTAGGATGGCAGACGTGAAAGCAGGGAAGCCCCTATACTGATCTGGGGTCTTCGGTTCGCGGAGATAATCCATCGACTGAGCTGGGATATCCCGATCAAATTCCGGCGACTTTCCAAGAACACGAAACGCAATTACACGACCAACATCATTGAGAATTAAACCGTTGTTCTGGGCGTATCCCTTAAACGGTCCCGATTTAACGATCTCTTCGTTGTCCCTCGATCCGATTGCATGCCACGGGATTTGTTGCAACTGAGGAAACCCAGACCCGTTGCTCGATTCGGTGTACAGAGAACCGATGTCTCCATCTCGATCAATACCAATCGAATCCAAGTACAATCCGGTATGCCAATCGTATCCGTTTGCGTAGCAGTTTGGAAACCATTGACCGATCAGCCAGTCTTCAGCCTGTTGCGCCCATTTTTTGACACGCGCATCCGATTGATCACCGGCAAATTGGGGCATCCATGCTTTGCCAATGGTAAATAGGGCTTTGTCCTCAATCGCCCCAGCAACCGGTCCAAACGACCAAAAAAGCCTGTTCGAGGATGATACAATGGTCTTCCACTCGGATCTGGTAACGTCTTTACTGAGATTTCCAGTGACGTTGACCTGATAAGGTCGATGCGCCCAGTACCCGCCGGGAATCAACCTTTGGTTCTGAAGGAAATTGTATTCCGAACGAGGTTCGTTTGCTTTGTTAAACAACTTACCGAGAAGTTTCTTGATCATTGGATTCGCATGATGGTTCGTTGCATTGGGCGACAAATTCCCTTCATCTTGTAATCCAAGGCCAACTGAGCCAGATTGGCAATCTCGATAGGGGATAGGGCACTATCCAACTGAATTTCAAAACTTGATCCGTTGACGGTAGATTTTACCAGCGTCCCGCCCAGTGCCATCGCACTTTCAAACTGAGCATCTCTCAATGCTCGCAATTCCAAAACGTCTCTCTGAATAAATAATTGGAGGACGTGGGCTGATACCTTTACCATACATTTCTCAATAATTGTCAACTAGGTGTTCCTGCCGTATCTTCAATGTCAGGAAGCAGTCGGAAAATTAACGCACAGACAATTTGCATGCACTCAGTATCCCACAGGTGATTATCTTTTCGAGTACGCACCCATTTCAATTCTGATTTCTTTGTGCGAGGATTCAGTGTCTCGCGTTTTATCTCAGAATTCATCTGCTTTAGGTAGGCTGGGGAAACATCCCGGGGGAACTCCCACATCGGAGGACCAACCATCCGCAATCGCGCCAAGATGTCTTTAACCCCTTCGTTGCTCCATGAGATCCCCGCAATCTGGGCTGGGATGTTTGTTCCGGGGCGTTTCACGGTAGGAGCAATCACAAATCGAGGTTCGCTCCAGAAGTGCCGACGTTTATCCTTGTGCGTAAAATACGGTTGGCCGGTTCCAAATAACAAATGCCACCCAAACTTGGCCGCCACATCAAAGATTCGACCGTCTCCAGACTCTCCTTTGCCCTCTTGCTCCTTATAACGTCCATCAAGGAACGTCATTTTATCTTTCACCTTGTACCGCAACTGCAACGCTCGCAGATCCTGCGCGTTCAATATCTGTCCCTCCCAAAGCAGTTTCGAGTAACTATTTGAGGAAAACGCCCGAATACATGCCCAGAACGACGCTTCCTGCACGTCCACGGTCATAAAACGCACCCGCTCGTTATCGATTAGTTGTCCGTCCTTGAAATCCTCCAGAGAATAATCCGAGCTTTCCAACGCCATGGTGGGCAAATCCGCATCCGGCTTCCACATCTGCGCCTGTCGTTTCTGTTTGAATTGTTTCAGTGGCTCAATATTTCCCCGTTGTTTTTCGTCCATCGCATTCAGCCACTCGAACACGAGGTTCTTCCATTCGATCCACCAGACTGCCTGTGCGGTCCATGTCCGCATCCGGTGTCCCTTCAGATAATTTCCGCCGCGCCCGCGGTAACACCCCAGTTTAGACATCTCCCGTCGCGCCCCTGTGGTGTCCTCGGTTTTCAAACCACACACCGAACACTCGTGGTGAACTGATTTTCCAATCGCATCCCAGTCCCATTCACCTTCCGCTGTTCGGATCTGCTCAAATTTGATATCGCTCCACGGGTAATTCGACCAGTTCCCGCATTCTCTGCACTCCGTGCCCCATTCAAATACCTCGGCATTGGCAACTTCTTTTTCCAACTCATGCCCAGCATCGAACCCTTGGCTAACCAGCAGGGTGAGGGAAGCATACCGATCATGGTGCCGCTTCTTCAGTTCGCCAATCATTCCGTCTTTCCATCTCCAAACCTCGTCCCCAATGCAGTACCGAAGACTTTTTTCCTGCAAACTCGATAGGTTTGCCCCCACCAGAAACAAGGGAGCATGCCCGAAAAATATTGCAGTCTTTCGTTTCTGATGCCGGTCGGTCGGAAACAACCTTGCAACCGGTTCGCACAGGTTAAACATCGGAATCAATCGTTCCTCGGCGAACTCTTTACATAGATCGTCGGTCTGACCCACCAACATTGCAGGCCCCGGCCTTGCGGCAATCATAAAGCACAAACTCGTCTCCAGCAGGGTCGTTTTCCCACCTCCAGTAGGTGCAATCACAATTTCACACCGGATGTGGTCATCTCCAATGTCCTCGTAGATTTCGTTCAGCCATGGAGACGTGTCTCGAATGAATTGGCTGGATCGAGCAGAATGAGGGATTCTGACGTGCTTTTCAAGCCAGTCCACTGTGGAACCCTTAAACCTTGGCTGGAAGCCAAGCAACAGCCCTTTATGAACCGGATTTTGCATCTTTACGTTTCTTGTGTTGTTCAGTCGCCAGTCGCCGATAGACATCCCGAGTCCACTCCGGCTTTCGGTTTGGACCGATAGGAAGCCTAAGCAGGTTTGTCCACTCGATGCAAAGTTTAGAGATCCACGCCACCGAAACGCCTTCGCCACGGGCGGCTTCCCGCATGGTTTTGTAACCGGTGACCCAGTTACACCCAGCGGCAAACGCCAACGCCAATGCCCTGAGCCGAACGTCACCGGGCTTCAGCAACCCCGAAAGCAAAAGCGAAATTCGGTTCGAGAATAAACTAACCGGCGCAATGTCCCTTTGCGAATGGATGTATTGCATCAAATCCTTCAATTCCCGATCGGATATTGCAGGTATGATATCACGAATAATTTCCGATTCAGCATCGAGATCACCATAGGGGAAAGGTGTGGACGGCTCATTCATCTGTAGTCACCCACACGTAACACACCCAAAACACACCCCATTTCGCGTTGTAAATATCTCATAGTAAATTGTTTATCATCAAAAACACACCACCCACACTTTTTTGGAAAGATAGACCCTGTAATGCGTATACAGGCGTATACAGGCGTATATGTATATATATATATATATATTTATATATTATGTTTTATGTGTTTGTATGTCTTAAAGTCTTTAAGGTCAAGAATTTATGACCCACACTTATGCCCACACACACTGTGGGTGGTGTGGGTTTACTCTGATTCGATCTCCTCGGTCTTCGCCAGAGCTTCGATGAACCGGCGTTCCGTGGTGTCGAGTCTTGCTTGGAGTTTCTCTTTGACCGAGATCTCATCAAGTCCCGCCAAGATCCCCGGGGTGTCGCCAACAATGGAGAGGAACTCAGCCGACAAAAGGCTACCGGCCTTCAGTGCTGACTCTCGAACCTTGTCCCTCGATATGTACT